TTTGTTACCAAGTGCATGATGCTGCGGAACATATCCTTCACGCCCGTTTCTGCAAAGATACGAGCTATCAATTCAATTCGTTGTGTCGCTGCGTTGACTAAAGCATTTACGCCTGTGGCAGTAGTGTGTGATTTTTGTATCACATTTGGATCGGCTCCCATTTGGGATCGGGAGATTCCTGTTCGTGCCTCTTTCAGTTGGTCAATTTTTTCCAACATGGAAAGACCTTCATTCAAGAAACTTGGAGTTGCCAAAGGTGTTACCGCTCCAGGTCCTTTCACTCGGATAATTCCGCCAGGTCGTGATGTAATTAAGTCATCCAAATTCACTTGTCCGTCAATGACGACATTCCTTGCATTGTTCTGCAAGTACATGTTGTCCATTGTTTGTCGTAGGACAGTTGATTTGATAAGTTGTAAATCCATGACCAAATCCGCCACACTCATTCCAAAGAATAAATGAGGCATAGGAATTGGAGTTACCATGGAAAATGGAATGTCATCTATGGGTTCGTTATCCAGTATGTGATTTCTATTGCCAGCCATCGTAATTTTACGAAGCTGTGCTTTTCCGTTTCCGTTGTAATCTAACCGAGCGTAACATTCCATCAGTTCGATGTAATCCGTTGACTTGTCAATGGATTGAAATTCTATTTGGGGATCGGCTGTTTCGTACAGCTCCCTTGTTGTGTGTTCCTGATTGTAAAAACTGTTTGTGTAAGTGGGAAGTTTACTGACTACTTTCTTGGAATAGCCCATGTTTAACAGTTGTGTTCTTGTCCTGAACAGTCGGTGGGCAAAGAACTGGGCATCCTGAATGTTGATCGCATTTCGTGCAACATACACATCCTCTGGTGCAACGCTGTCAACTTTTACTCGACCAATCTTCTTTGTTCGTGTAATCTTCACATCGTGAATATATTCTACGCCTATCTCTGTTTCTACTTCCTGCTCGTCATGTTCGTCTATACTCACTTCATCATCAATTAATAAAGTTTGGTATTCTACTTCCGTGAGTTCCTTGTATTCTTCTTCAACCTTTTTTTCTTCCTCCAGCCAGAAATGTTTGACGAAACCATTTTTCTGTAAGAGGGCATCCTTGAATAAATTATAGAGAATGAGAAAACCTGGATTGTCTTTCATAAAGACATAGTTCACATAATCGGTGCATTGGTCTGCAACCTGCTGATCCTCTGGTCCCTTGGGTTCAAATCTTACGATCTGTTCTCCTGCGGTAAAAATGCGTAGTAGTGACGGCAATATGCTCTCAATTACCTCCAATACATCTTGCGATACTACCTGTGATCGGCCTTCAACTTCATTACCATAAGGTTCTCCCAGGTAATATTTAAAGGCAGCTCTGCGTTCCTGCGGAATCTTTCCTGATAAATACCCTAGAGATTGTTCAAGCTGTTGACCGAGCAAAGCGAGTATCTCTGAATCTCGCATTTTTGCCATGATTTATTAAGCTTTTCCCCAGTTTTTAGGGTGTATCCTATCTGGATCAAATAGTTTTCCACGGGTAAGATTTTTTGTTGTCGCCCAAACCTTTGGTTCGCTTGGAACGGCTGTAGATTTGCCTTTGTCATTTGGCTGTGCTGCTGCATCAAGCCTGTCGATTTCAGCGTCATACCCAGCAACCCTGTATTCGCTTCGTACAGAGCCTTTTCCGAATCTTAATCTGCCATGGTATTTTTTTCCGTTTGAAGTTCCCATTATTTCTCCCATCTAATTATAAGGGGCTGACCATCAGCTCCCACAATTTCCTGTTGGTTTTTATCACCATACACTTTTGGCACCAGTTTACTAGCCGACCAATGTGCATCGTGCATCAGTAATTTTAAAGCATGGGTTTCTTCCAACCCCACTTTTCCTTTTCCCTCTTTTGACCGTTCATAGGTGTCAAGGGCTTTTTTCCTGTTATCGGATAAAATATATTCTATGCCTTCCATCTTCGCTTGGCTGTAGCGTGCCTGAAAGCCTTCCTTTGTCTTGAACCAGTCCCTGACTGTTTTCCAGCAAGGCATACCTTTCTCGGCAGTAATGGTGCGAATAGCTTCACCTGAAGCGAGCCTGTCGCATATTTGTTCCTCTAGTTCCTTTGTATGTATTTCTGGTCGTCCTGCTGTCATAATTCATTTCCCCAATAATCCCAGCCATCTACTTTTTGTCTGGCAAATAATTCTATGCGTGGAAGATCACCACATAGTTCTACTATTTTATTTCTTATACTAATCGGTTTTTCACTATGTCTGCCTCTTACAGACATATCTATTTGACTAATCGATCTGCTTTGCCGATTTAATTTTGCACCTTTTTTTAGACAACCTAAAACTAATTCACAATTACTAGCTGTCCAATGACCAATACCAAAAAAAGGTGTTTTGCTTTTGCAATTTGTTTTTACCCAACAAAAAGCTATTGTTTTATATTCAAAACCCCAACTCTTAACAACTTGTAATCCTTCTTGTAAACAAGGAGGAGTAACCCATAAAAATAATTTACAATCTTTATCTGTAATGTTTTGAATTGGTAAATTACAAATATCTTCAATACTCATAGTTGAGTAATGTTTTTTTGCTGTTCCTTGTGCAATTTTTTTATCTTCACTCCAAACCTTATACGACCAAGGCGGATCAGCATAAATAATGTTATATTTCTTATTTGGAAAAGGTATCAAACTATTCCCATTTTTGGATATTTTATGTTGCTAGCAAAGTTGGTTG